GTCCTGCAGGTGCTAGGTTAAAGACATTCGGTGGTAGAGCTAGTGGTCCTGGTCCTTTACATGAGCTGTTTGAGTTTGTTGTGCGTAAGTTTAAGTGTGCCTCAGGACGTAAGCTGACCACACTAGAAGCACACGACATCATGTGCAAAGTAGCAGAGGTAGTGGTTGTAGGTGGTGTTAGACGTTCAGCAATGATCTCACTGTCTGACTTAGAAGATGACAAGATGCGTAACGCTAAGACAGGCCAGTGGTGGGAGGCTAATCCTCAACGTGCGTTAGCTAACAACTCTGCTGTGTATGCTCGTAGACCTGATGTTGGTCAATTCATGGACGAGTGGAACAGCCTGTATCACAGCCACTCAGGTGAACGTGGTATCTTCAATCGTGAAGCTGCTCAGTTTCAAGCAGGTAAGAATGGACGTAGAGATACTGACCAGGAGTTCGGCACTAACCCATGCTCTGAGATTATCCTTAGACCTTATCAGTTCTGTAACCTCTCTGAGGTTGTTGTTCGAGAGAGTGATTCGATCTATGATCTTGAGCGTAAGGTAAACCTGGCTACAATACTTGGAACCTATCAGTCCACAATGACACACTTCCCTTACCTCAGAAAGATATGGAATCGCAACACTGAGGAAGAAAGATTGTTGGGTGTCTCATTGACTGGTATCCTTGATAACAAAATACTAGGAGATACAATTGTTCAAACTAAAACTCTTCTTGAAAAACTTAAGATGGAAGCTGCAGAGACAAACAAACTTCTCGCAAGCGATCTTGGCATTCCTATCTCTGTCGCTATTACTTGTGTTAAACCTAGTGGTACTGTGTCTCAGCTTGTTGATAGTGCCAGTGGCATTCATCCACGCCATAGTCGTTATTATATCAGACGTATTCGTGGCGATAAGAAAGACCCTCTTTCCACCTTCATGATGGAGCAAGGCATACCCTTTGAGGATTGTGTCATGCGTCCTGAGTCTACTACTATCTTTAGCTTCCCTAAGAAAGCACCACACAATGCACTACTGCGTGAGGACTTGACTGCAGTCCAACATCTGGACTTATGGATGATGTATCAGCAACATTGGTGTGAACACAAACCTTCAGTGACTATCTCAGTCAATGAGGACGAGTGGGTTGAGGTTGGTGCGTGGGTGTGGAAGAACTTCGATGATGTATCTGGTGTCAGCTTCTTACCCTACGATGGAGGTACTTATAAACAGGCTCCATACGAGGAATGCAGTGAGGAAGAGTATAAAGAATTGTTGCATAAGATGCCTCAAGAGATTGATTGGGACAGTCTCATCGAAGTGGATGATAATGTCGAAGGTGCTCAGCAGTTGGCTTGCTCTGCTGGAGTCTGTGAAATTTAACGATGCCTGATCCTATCTTACTAGCGTCCTTGTTTGAGTTTCTAGCTCTAATCTCTTGCTACCCACAAGATGCTGAGTTCAAGCAAGGCGTTAGTAATTATTTCCAAGAAGGTACTATAACACTAACACCTGTTGCAATGACTAAAGATTATGTTATAGTTCATGAGTTGTTTCATTATTGTCAGTGGGATAGGGATGGTAATGCAAAGAACTGGAGTGAGTGGCGGTTAAGAGAAAGAGATGCAAAAACAGTTGAGTACATTTATTTAAACAAATAGGAGAAACTTATGGGACTAATAGAAATATTAGGACTACTATTCATGACGTACATGACACTGGTTCTAGTAGCTGTAGTAATAGGAGTAATAATAGAGAAATGGAGATAGGCTTGGCAGAATATATCTAATCTTTTCTATTATTAATTAGCTCAAATAGGGTGCGAACTTTATCTTCTAACACAGATATCCTCGCCCCTATTTCTGCTTTCCAAGTGATAGCCATGAACACTACCAGCAATAGTCCTGAGATAATCTCCCAGAAGTTGATGATGAAGTTCTCCATCTAGTTACTTTTTTCTTCTCTGGCTATTTATGTACTCTCTCGGTGAGTAGTCATCCTTCTTAAATAAGTCACGATTTCTTTTGTTGTCACCTATGAACATAAATTTATCCTCCTCCCCAATACGTGGTGGATCATTTCGATGATACATAACTCTCTTACCAGACTCCATTGGATCAGAAGCACGAGGGTTAGGTTTAAATGTAAATCCTTTATCTGCTTTCTTTGCAGCTGCATCTATTCTATCTTGAATAGCTTTAGGTGGTTCCTTGCTACCAAACAAGTCATTCATCCACACCCTGACCCTGTCCATTACTCCTTTGTCTCCATCCTTGCCTACATTAGCTTGTAGTCTACCCATCATCTCAACATACGAGTTGTTATTCCAGAGTTCCTCATAAGCTGCTTGCTTAAGAGAGCTGAGGTTGCCATCTTTAGGGTTAGCCATTCTTGCTTCAACATAGGTGGAATACTTTTCATTCCATCCGTCATTAATGTCTCCACGATAGTGAGCATCTATAAGTGCTTTCTGTTCTTTTAAATCTACATCCTTAAACACACGAACCTTGTTTCTAACTTCCTTTATCTTAGCGTTCATGGCTTCAGGTGGTGTCATCTCAGCATATTTACCTGTCTGGCCTACACCTGCTGTAGCAACACCTACTGTGTCCTTATACCATCCTGGTCTATAGCCTTCTTTCCTTACCAAGAACTTCTGAAGCTCATTCAGTTTGATTCCGTAGGCATCCTCTACTTCCTTAATAGCATCTTCACCGTAGTGATGAGGTACGTTTTTATTAAAGGTAGTTGGTGGTGTGTTAGACCATATGTTACCAGTAACCTGTGCTTGACTCGTTTCGATTACGTCTGCAGCACCTGCTTCAGTAATTAAAGATAACGAAGGTATTTCTTTATCTCTATAAGAATCAATCTCTCTTGCTAACTCACTTAAAGTAGCAGAGTCTGCGCCAAGTTCAGATAGTCTTTGATAGTCTTCTTCAAGCGTCTCGATTATCTCTGATGTAGTAGGAGCATCGCCTACCTTCACAATAGATGGCTTTAGTTCAATAGTGTTTACATTCTCTGTTTGGGTAGACATCTCGCCACCACCGTAGGCTAGCACAGCAGCTCTACGCTCTTCTTCTTGCATACGTCTTAGCTCACTGACCTGTGTATCAGGAGTCATTAAACCTTGTCCGTTATAAGGCATATCCATGCTACCAGAGTCCATCACTGCTTTTCTCCTAACCGCTTCTTCTCTTTCTCTTTGGGCTATTGCAACACCTTCTTCATTCCTATTGTATTCGTTCTCTTGTCTTTCTACAGGGATGTTATTCTGTAATAATGCTTCTCGTCTCCTTCTGTCCTCAGCTATCTTAGCATCATACATAGCCTCCTCTGTAGAAGTGCCTAAGCCTCTGTCTTTAGGTCTTCTTAAATTCTCTTCTCTTCTTAAATTCTCTTCTACTTGTAATTGATTTAATCTCCAGTCAGAACGAGCTTCAGGGATTGCACCAGCGAGTACCTCATCCGGTGTCATTAGACCTGCTGGCTTTTTATAATCAAACACTTCACCCTGACCATACCCTCCACCACTGGTAAATGATTGGTTATTAGGAGTGTTGTAATTATTACTATATCCTACAGAAGGGTCTGCACCACTACCATAATAGTAAGCATACTCACTAGGAGTAGCTTGACCAGCTTGAGCTGCTCTGTTACTTGCTGTTTGATAATCAATCTTGGCTCTGTTCTCTGCTGCTGTTCCAGAACCTACACCAATACCTTTTAATCTATTAACAAGATTACCTAATAAGTCATCGAATGCGTTAGCCATTATTGTTCTTCCTCTGCCATTTCTGTTATTCTCTGAGCTGCTGTTATCTGACTAAAGGTTCCTGACGGAACTACCTGCGCTGCTTTTCTAGCGACACGGCTTGCCTGTCCTGCTAACTGTGCTGTCTCTCCAACAACTCTAGGAGAAGCTAATGCCAAAGCTGGTATAGCACCAGGAGTAAGCAACCCTCCAAGACCTCCAGTAGCTGCACCATAACCAACAGCACCACCACCTAATATTCTTCCTAGCATTCCTTTAGGAGTTAGTGATGCCATGTCTTGACCTGCTATCTTGTTTATAAATTTATTACCACCGATGCTTTCTAGTTCTTCAGCAAGCGTAACTCTCCTACCATAGTTAGTCTGAACATTATCTCTCATGATAGACAGTAACTTTCTCAGTGCTGTGTCTGGGTTTGTTTTCCCTCCTGACTCAACACTAAGAGTCTTCTTCAGTTCCTTCATCTGCTCAGCAGCTTTGCCATAACTCTCCATGACTTTTGAGTAATCAGGTGCAACATCCTCAATAGCTTTAACTACTGACTTCCTTACTTCTTCAGCAAACACCTTTCCACCGTTAGTGCTGGATGCGTCCCCTATTTCCTTAATTGCTTGTTTAAGCTGGTCCATCTGCATTACTGTGTTGTATCCCATTTCTTTAGATTGTTTTACTTTGTCTAACAAGGCGTTGATAGTGTCCATCGAACCATCTGATAATTTATTAGCCTCTCTTGTTATCTTAGATAAAACATAATCTATTCTGTTATACATCACCTTTGAGCCAGAAGCAGAAACCTCTTTCATTCCTGCATTGTAATCAGCGTTCTTCTTTTGTCTTAACTTCTCAAGGTTAGCAAGAGCATCATCAAGTATTAACTGTGGGTCTGCACCTTTCATGTTGTCTCTAAATTGTTTCAAGGCTGATCCGCCCTCTACTCCAGACTCATATGCCTTTTCAATAGATTTTCTACCTACTCCAGATGTGAAGGAAGCTACCGCAGGTGCTACTACTCCTACAGTCTTTGTTACTGCCTTCCCAATAACAGGTGCAACAAGAGCTACAGGGTCTAACTTAGTTGCTACATTTGACACGCCTTTTGCTACATTGGCTGTTCTACTACCAGCAACGGCAGTCTTAGCAACAGCACTCGCTCCTCCTGTAACAAGAACAGATACATCTGCCAGTACACTTGCTGGGTCTGTGGCTAACGCCTTTTTAAAACCATCAGCAGTACCATACTTCTCAGCCATTCCATCGACAACAGAATCAAACATCTGCTCAGAGTCCGGTCTACCATCCATATCAACACCGAGATTACGCAGACCTTTTCTAAGACCTCCACCTATAACCTGGCTCAATGATGTTACAGTATCTATTGGGCTGGTCACTGCTTGGAACAAGTCACCAATTAACCTTGCCGATGAGGGTACTAAGTTACGTCCTGCCTGAGACAAAACCTGGTCGGCTCTCATCTCACCGTAGTCAACTTCAGGTTCA